ACACACTGTTATAGCAATGGGTTCAATTATCACTGCATATGTGATCGGTAGATATATTCAAAATGATACTTTACATCAAAAAGTCGTAAGTTGGGTTCTTGACAAGCTTGAAGAAGATGGATTTATTTCAACTAGACTAGACGCTGATGGTGAAAAAGAATTGATTAAAATCACTGAAATTATTGAAAAACATACTAAAGGTACTTGACATTCTTCACTAACTTATGGTAAATTTATATTATGACTATGCATATGCTACCTGTGTATTACACAACTAATAATACACGGAAAAAGAAACCCACCAAAAACAAGAGAATTCTTGCGGCTCGTGCTGCCCACGATAGCTTTCTTCGTAAGCACGGATGCCACCCTGATCAACTCAAAACTAAACCTAAAAAATTTGTAGAGTGGAAAGGTCACGAATATGTATATCGCAGAGAAACAAAATTCATACCTAGTCGTATAGATACTGTTGGTATAGATGGTTGTGCAAAAAAAGATAATTCAGAGAGACTAAAAATATCATCTAATTACACCATCGCACCAGCATACAATAAAGGTGCGTATCAAGTAATAACTAAAGAAAGTGTAAAGGACATTGGGAAGTAAAAGTAGAAATTGTTGAATTTTTTCTAAATGGGGGTAAATAGTAATATGGTACGAAAGAAAATAATTGCTACTACGGACAACAGTAAGTGGGAAGCACCATCTGAAAAGAAGATTTGTAAACCTCGTAAACCTATAACTGAGGAGCAAAAGAAAGTTGCATCAGAACGTCTCGCAAAAGCAAGAGCAACGAGACTTGCAAATAATCCTGACTATGGTAACGCTGGTGTTCATAACAGCGTAAGAGAATTAAACGATGAACATACATTGCACCCTGAGAAAGTTAAACTGTGGATTAAAACGCAGAAAGACCTTGCAAAAAGTGAACGTACATCTGTAAGACAGAACATTAAAGGTGCAGCTGCAAGACTTGCTACCCACGAAGGATATGTTCGTAATATGCAAAGTTATCTTCGCACTGGTGATTGGATTGATAATTTTTATGGAGAATACCAACAAAGTAAGGTAAAAAGTCGGTGTGTAGCATTAGCATACTACTGGTATGGGCCTAAAAAAGGTCAACCAAAACGTACTGTTGGTGTACTCTATCCTGATTTGGGTTATGTGTGGACTGAAGAAATGGATGATGAGGAATATTAAGTGAAAGAAGATAATGAACTTGGTCAAGTTATTAAGGGGCCATGGAAAAAAAGATATGTGAAACCTTCTGATGAAGTTGAAGCAGAGATCGCAAAGAATTTTTCTGAAGATTTGACACAGGAATTAATTGTTAACATGATCCAAATGTGTCATAATAATAAAATTGTAGTTAATGATGAAAAGTTTATACAAGACATTGGTATTATAATTGAGTTTACACGGGGATTGGTATATAGAGCTTTGAAAATGAAATACCCCACACAAGAAATTGTAGATACATTTGTTCATGTTAACATCAGTGATGATGGCATGAAACATACTGAAGTTGATATGAATAATTTAACCAAATATATTGAGTTGTTTAAAGGTGGTGATGATAAATGATATTAGTTGATATGAGTCAAATTTCAGTCGCAAGTGTTATGATGCATTTGCATATGACTAAGGAAACTAAACCAGATGAAAATATGGTTCGCCATATGATTCTTAATTCGTTACGTATGTATCGTACTCGATTCAAATCAGAATTTGGTGAGTTGGTATTGTGTTATGATTCCAAACATTATTGGAGGCGTGACTATTTTCCAGAGTACAAAGCTTCTCGGAGAACTACCAGAAAAAAATCTAATCATGATTGGGATGCTATCTTTGAATGTCTTAATAAAATCAAAAAAGAATTTTCTGAGAACCTACCTTATAAGTTTGTAGAGGTGTATGGTGCAGAGGCTGATGATGTTATTGGTGTTCTTAGTGCAGAATCTTCTGACGAAATTATGATACTGTCTGGCGATAAAGATTTTATTCAATTACAAAAGTATCCTAATGTGAAACAGTATAGTCCGATTACTAAAAAAATGATTGATGGACAAAATCCTGTTACATATCTTCAAGAACATATCTTCAAGGGTGATACCAGTGACGGAGTACCTAATGTGTTATCACCAGACAATACATTCACTGAAGGATTGCGCCAACGTCCGTTGGGTGCTAAAAAGATTTCATCTTGGATTGACAATGACGTTAATGATGTTCTTCCTAACAACGAAGTAAAACGTAACTACCAAAGAAATAAAAAATTGATTGATCTTACTTGTTGTCCAGAAGAATTGTCGTCTGAGATAATACATAAATATAAGGAAACGATAGTCAATGATCGTAGTAAGCTACTGAACTATTTTATTAAAACGAGATTAAAAACTCTAACTGAGTCTATAGGAGAATTTTAGAATGGATTTATTAATATCAGAAATATTGGACAAAGTGTCCAAAGCAAAAACAAAACAAACCAAGGTTGCTCTATTAAAACAGTACAACACCCCAGCATTAAGAATGGTACTCAAGTCATCATTTGACCCTAAAATCAAGTGGGCGTTACCAGAAGGAGAAGTTCCCTTTAAAAGAAACGATGCACCAGCTGGTACTGAACACAGCGTTCTTTCATATGAGTCTAGAAAACTATATCATTATATTCAGGGTGGTAATAATCTGCTAACCCAGAGTAAGAGAGAAACAATGTTTGTTCAGCTGCTTGAAGGTTTGCACGAAACTGAAGCAGATGTCCTTATCGCAGCCAAAGATGGATTGTTACATCAAGCATATAAAGGTCTATCTGCAAATGTTGTAAAGGAAGCTTTCAACTGGACTGATGACTATATGATAGATGACCACGCAGTTTATCATCAAACGCCCGGCCCTGCAAATGGGTGATGACCTCGCAGAGATGGAATTAAAAACTAAGTATAATAAGAAGGGACTTTAATATAATGAATGGAATTGAACAGCTAGTGATTGGCACAATGGTCGGTGTTGTTGGTGCAGTTGGTCAACCTTTACCAAAAGATTTAAAATCAGAAGCGGTAGAATGTCTTGCACTCAACATGTATCATGAAGCAAGGGGTCAAGGAACGGCTGGAGAACTGGCAGTGACTACTGTTGTGATGAACAGAGTAAATGATCCACGTTTTCCAAACACAATTTGTGGAGTAATAAAACAAGGTCAAACGCGACCTAGTTGGAAGGGAACGGGGGAATTGATACCTGTAAGAAACAAGTGTCAATTCAGCTGGTGGTGTGATGGCAAAAGTGATAAACCAAGAGATAAAAATACTTATGAGAAAATGAAAGATTTTGCTAAAACACTATTGAGTAATAAATTACTTTTCTTAGATATCACTGATGGTGCTACGCATTATCATGCTGATTATGTCAATCCTTCTTGGGCTAAAACAAAAACTAAAACTGTGGAAATACAAGATCACATATTCTATCGTTGGGAAAAATAAAACTAAAAACGCCTTGACAATTGATGGGAAGTTTGGTATAATGTTGTTATCGAATAATGAAAAGAGAACCAAATGAATATATTTTATTTAGATCGTGATCCTAAGATTGCTGCACAGATGATGTGTAACAAGCACGTTGTGAAGATGATACTGGAGAGCGCACAGATGCTCTCTACCGCACATCGTGTCCTTGCTGGTGATGAAGTTGCAGACTCCAAAGGTCTATACAAGATGGCACACAAGAACCATCCTAGTACTATTTGGGTAAGAGCAAATTCAAAAAACTATGATTGGTTATGGCAACACATGGATGCTCTGATGAAAGAGTATACCTTTCGTTATGGCAAACACCACGCTACGGAACGTCTGACACAACATCTTTTGGAACATCCTAAGAACATTACTGATGGGGATTTTACTGACCCACCTCAATGTATGCCAGATTTCTGCAAAGTTGCTGACACTGTTCTTGCATACCAGAATTACTACATACTAGAGAAATCTAGCTTTGCAAAATGGAAGAGTAGAGCAATGCCAAAGTGGTTTAATGACAAACAGGACTGTCTTACTTAAAGGGGGAGTAATGGAACTTTTGGAATTTGAACTTGCAACTCAACAAAAACAACTATACAATGCATATACACGTATAAAAGAATTAAATCATGAGATTAATATTTTAAAACAACAAGTGCCTAAATATCCACCTATTCAAATGGAGTTTGACTTTAATGCCAACGTATAATTTCTATAATGATGAAACTAAAGAAGAATTTGAAGGCTTCATGAAAATTTCTGAACTTGATCAATATAAATTAGACAATCCCCATATCAAACAAAGACCAAATTTGGTTGCTTTTGTTGGCGACCATATCAGTATTGCAGCAAAAAAGATTGATGGTGGTATGACTGAAAGATTAGAACAGATTGCACATTCAAATCCAGGCTCTCCTCTTGCAGATAGATATGGGGGTTCAACTAAATCAATTAAAGAAATTAAAACAAGAGAAGTTCTCAAAAAACATGGTGTTCTTGACAGGATGGAAAAATATAAATAAAAATAATGGTACGGCTCAATTTAATTAGGATGCAAAATGACAAGCACAAAAAAGAAAACTAAAGAAATAAACGCAAGTAATCTTGTAACAATAAAACCTATCACGGACAATCAGAAAGTTGTTTTTGACTCTTGGAAGAAAGGTCAAAATCAATTTCTCTATGGTGCGGCTGGTACAGGTAAAACATTCTGTGCGATGTATCTCGCATTGCAAGATGTGATGGATTTGAAAACACCATACGAAAGAGTTGTATTGGTTCGCTCGCTCATACCAACAAGAGAGATTGGGTTTTTGCCTGGCGATGAAGATGATAAATCTGCGCTGTATCAAATACCATATCAGAACATGGTGCAATTTATATTTGAACAGCCTAACGAACTAGCATTTAACAATCTATACGATAGGTTGAAGGGGCAGGGTTCATTACACTTTTTATCAACTTCTTTTCTAAGGGGGTTGACAATGGACAACGCAATTGTTATAGTAGATGAATGTCAGAATATGAATTTTCATGAACTTGATACTATTACAACAAGGATTGGTCAAGATGCAAAGATTGTATTCTGTGGTGATTTTGACCAGACAGATTTACAGAAGCAAAATGAAAAAAACGGACTACACGATTTCTTCAAAATACTAGATGAAATGGATGAATTCAACTGTGTAGAATTTACTATTGGCGATATAGTTCGATCAGGCTTTGTTCGTAACTATCTTATCAATAAAATTAGACTTGGATTTGGGAGTGAATAATGGGCTTATTAATGTGGATAACAAGTGGACTAATAATGGTTATCTGGGGTTGGACTATCTATGAGTGTAGATTCCTCTTTGCTGAAGAGTGCAAAAAACTAACAAATTGGATGAAGAAATGAATTTAAATAAACTTAGAAAACAATTAGAAATAGATGAGGGAGTAAAATATGAAATATATAATGATCACCTTGGTTATGCTACTTTTGGTGTCGGGCATTTGGTTCTTGACTCAGACCCAGAATCAAGATTGGAAATCGGCACTTCCGTCAGTGAGTCTAGAGTCATTGAAGCCTTCGAGCGAGACTGTAAAACAGTTTTGTCAGACTGCGCCATCCTTTACAAAGACTTTGGAGATTTGCCAGAAGAAGCCCAACAAATAATTGCAAACATGATGTTCAATATGGGCAGAACTCGTTTGAGTAAATTCAAGGGAATGAAACGTGGTGTGGATGCAAAAGATTGGAACGCAGCTGCTAACGAAATGGTTGACAGTGCTTGGTATCGTCAAGTAACCAACCGAGCAGATAGACTAGTGGATAGAATGAGGGCAATATAATAATGTTTAATCATGAACCAGTGAAGTTACAACCTATAACCGCAACAAACCAAGATGGTACTCGTCTATACAAAACCCCAGAGGGGAATAAGTATCCCTCAATCACAACTGTTCTATCAGTCCGTAATAAGAAAGGACTAGCAGAATGGCGTAAACGTGTAGGTAATGATGTTGCTAATCACATATCAAGAACAGCCGCAAATCGTGGTACTAAAGTTCATCACATGTGCGAGGACTATCTAAACAACCAAAATATAGATCACCACAAGCAACATTTTCTACCGTATTGTCTATTCAGCGAATTGCGAGATAATGCTCTAACTTACATAGACAACATATATGCCCAAGAAGCGGGTTTGTATAGTGACAAGTATAAGGTAGCAGGCAGAGTTGATTGTATTGCAGATTACAAAGGCGTACCGTCTATTATAGATTTCAAAACATCGACCAAAGAACGTAAAGATGAGTATAATGAAAGTTATTACATTCAAGGTTCTGCGTATGCTGAAATGTATAAAGAACGTACAGGAGTAGATATTTCTCAGGTGGTTATTCTAGTAGTAACAGAAGATGGTACTGTTCAGGAGTTTGTTAAACAAAAACACGACTATCTTGACACTCTTGTAGAAACAATCGCAGAATGGAATAATCAACAGAAAGAGTGGAAACTCTTTCGTGAGGAAGAACAGGAAGAGTGGGATAATCAAAGAGACTATTCAAAAAGTCTCACAGACAGTTTATAACTTATAGGAAAATATTATGATTGAATTAAACACACTAGTATCAATAGTAACACCAGCTGGCGAATTTGTTGGAAAACTTGAAGAACAAACAAGTGATTTTGTAACGCTAAAAGAACCTAAAATGATTATCCATACATCAGATAAACAAATGGGATTTGCTCGTGGAGTATGCCTAACTGGTGAGGAAAATCCAGAGCTTGTAACTTTTTATGGTGGGGGGATTATTTTGGTTACTCCATCAAACGAGGAAATTATAGCTGCTTACAGAAAGATGACCTCTGGAATTATTGTTTAGGTTCTTGACTTTTTGCTGCTATTATGGTATAATGGTTACACAATGAATAAAGCGGAAGTAGTATAAAAGTATTGCAACTGGTTTCCAACCAGTAGACGGTGGCGCGATACCACCCTTCCGCTCCACTATAAATAGAATACAATTTGTTGATGCGAGTTGAGAGTTGTCTGGACGGGGGTGCGAATCCCCCCAACTCCACCACAAACATATTGAAGAACACTTAGTGTGTTTGTGATGGGGTTGAATAGTTTCGACAGGCAGATGTAGATGAGTGGAGAATTGTCGGGTGATTCCGTTATCGGTCAAAATGAAGACGCAAACTATAACTTTGCATATGAGGATTACGCGCTAGCCGCATAATTGCTCGGGGTTTCGGTGGGTTTCCTAGCAACAGAATACCCACCACTTTTTATAATGATTATAGGATATCAAAATGCCGTTTACAACATCTAAAACATTTACCCTTGCAATAGAAAATATCGCTAAAGAAAAGAATCTTACTCACATGGATGCAGTTCTATATTATTGTGATAAAGAAGGTATTGAACCAGATTCAGTTGGTTCTCTTGTTTCAAAAGGATTGAAAGAAAAAATTGAAGCAAATGCCAGAGAGTTAAACTTCCTACCCAAAAGAGCCCAACTACCCATATAAAGAAAGACTTTACAATGGAAGCAATTGATACTTATTTAATGTACTGTGCAATGAAAGCACACTTTGGTAAAACTGATTATGACTTTGTTACTTATCACGGCAAAACTCGTATCAAACGAGACTCTTTCTTCAAAAGAAAAGATAGGAGTTTCTTTGTCAAAATCTCACGAAAATATAAAACCGAAGAAAACATAAAGAATTACTTTGTCTCTAATTTTATTAAAGACAGTAAAGGGTATGTATCTAATTTCAATGATGGGAACTATGAGGAATGGAAAATTAAAAGAGCTAATTTTTACAATCAATTTGCACTAGAGATTAAGCCCTTAGTTAAAAACTTCAATCCTCTTTTTGCTATTAAAGATGATGAACACCCTATATTACTAAAAGAATATCTTGGGAAAAGAGTGTCTCTTGAAACTCTTATTATTCTTGACGAACTGGTTGAGTTTAGTAAAACTTGGAACAAAAAATTATCTGAGGATCACATATGGCAAGACATTAAAAAACTTATGCATAATTACAAAAGGTTCTTGACTTTGGACAAGAACAGGTATAAAATACAGTTATTAAATCTAATAGAAGGAGTTAATTAAAATGGATTTGGGTGAAATCGTAACTACTGATAGAGCAGAAACCGCAATCAAAGAGCTTGACCTTGTTGAAGCAGAAAATAAGAGACTTATTGCAAAAGTGAAAGAATTGCAATTTGATTGCGCTGAGCGGTCAAAAGCTAATTCTGAGTTGAATGATCGAATTAAGAGACTTGCATTACGTACACCTTCTTGGCCAAAAGGGTTTCGCCCTCAAGGTCGTAGGTATGATGATAGGAGAGGTCAACGATAGATATTTTATAGCTGGTATAGTTAAACGGTATAACAGTTGATTTGTAATCATCAATTTGAGGTTCGATTCCTTGTATCAGCACCACATTTAGGAAGGGTATATTATGGTAACTAAAATACTAACACTGACATTACTAGCACCCAACAGAAAAACTCCCAATAGTAATATGCGGTGGTTTGCTCTTGTTCTTGCATTGATGAGTGTTATGTTTCTTGCATCAGGAAGTGTTGCTTCCCAATGGGTAGGTTGGATATTGTCTTTTGTTGCAGCTGCATTTTGGGCAAATTTTGCAAGGTTGGATAAAGATACACCACGAATGTTAATGGAATTATTTTATCTTATAGCATCTATTTGGGGGATTTTCAATTGGATATAGAAGTAGCACTTAAAGACCATATGGGAAGCGACTTGTCTGTTGTTAATGCAGCTCGTGTGTCATTTGACAAAGAATCACATTGGGAAGAAATCACACCAGCAAATGGTGTTCATATTGATGGACTTCTTAATCATAGTGATAAACGACTTATAGCTTATCTTGCAAAACACAATCACTGGAGTCCATTCGGTCATGCATCAATGCAGTTTAGAATTAAAGCTCCTGTATTTGTTGCAAGACAATTAGTTAAACATCAAATTGGTTTAACATGGAACGAAGTATCTAGACGATATGTTAGTGATGACCCATCAATTTATTATCCTGATACATGGAGAGCAGCTGCAACAGATAAGAAACAAGGTTCTGATGAAAAAAAGACTATAGAGTATATTAAGGATAGTTATCCCGAAACATTATATAGTCAGTATGATAAGGACATTAGTGTTGATTCTTTGTACGACACAGCTGTCAAACTCACACTTGATACTTATGACCGATTAATTGCTGGCGGTGTTGCACCAGAACAAGCAAGAATGGTTCTGCCTCAATCTATGTTTACAGAATGGTATTGGTCTGGAACACTCTATGCGTTTGCAAGGGTTTGTAATCTGCGATGTAAACCAGATGCACAAATTGAAACACAACTAGTTGCAAATAAAATTGATGAAATTGCAAAGGAATTGTTTCCTGTTAGTTGGGAACATTTAAGAAAATGAAAGCTTTAGTTGTTGGTAATGGTGAATCGCGTTCATGGTTTACCCCAAGTAAAGGCAATGAATTTGTTACTTGGGGTTGCAATGCAATCTATCGCGATGGTGAAGTAGATAACCTTGTTGCAGTTGATTATGGAATGCAGCAAGAAATTGTTAAATCAGAATATCCACTTAACCACAAGTGTTGGTTTACAAATTGGAATACTGTTCCAGATTTTGTAGCAGACACACTGTTCATGGGATATGACATACCTAAGTCTTTTATTCATTACAGTGGAGATAAAACTGATAAATGTGTCATCTCAGGTAAAGACCCTGATACTTTACGAGAAAAAATTGATATAGCTATTCGTATGAATCCAGACTTAGATGTAGAAGACCTTCGTATGAAAATGGAGAAGGACTCTGGTGTTTGGATTACTTACGTCACTGAAAATGAAATAATTTGTCCTGTTGGGGGATATTTAAATGGTTTGTCTGCGGGCAATACTGCATTACATTTAGCATGTGATCCACCTGTACATGAAACATTAGGTAGATTTCCTGTCAAACCAGATGAAGTTTATATGATTGGGTTTGACTTATCATCATACGATCACCCACTAAATAATATGTACAAGGGTACAGATAACTATCTTCCAGCAAACGCAAAGGGATTTAATTCAGTAAATTGGATGAATCAGTTAGAAGATATTTTTTCTCAGTTTTCTGACACTACTTTTTATTGGGTAGACCGGCCAATAGTACCAGATATGGGGCTTAGAAGAAACGTAATATATATTAATAAAGATGAATTATGCGAGGAGTTGAAAATAACATGAGTGGAGTTCCTATATTTCCAACTGGAATTATTAAGACATATAATAGCCCAACTAAATTTTCAGAAGAATTTGAACCTAAAAACTTTAGTGTAAAAAAGTATGGTGGATCAAATAAATGGAGAAGTGAGAAGTTTAATAATGTGATGTTGCACAAGTCCTTAAATGGACTGCATGAGTGGGTAAAGACTTGTATTGATGATTACCTTACGAATGAACTTCGCATGAAATATGATGAACACTTCATATCAGAAAGTTGGCTTAACGTCAATCTAAAGGGCGGCAGTCAACCTGTACACTCACACCCGAACTCAATCATCAGTGGCACATACTATATAAAAGCAGACAAGGGTCATCCACCATTAGAATTTCATAGAACACGACCAAGTGATACACACCCGTTCATTTCATTGAGTGAACAATATACAGGACAACACCCAAATACAGCAACTTCAATTGCATTTCCTGCATTACAGGATACTATGATTGTATGGCAATCACCCCTGTATCACGCACATGGGCCGATACAGATAGATGAACAAAGGATTAGTTTGTCTTGGAACGCATTGGTTAACTTCGCTCCCCCTAGTGAAAAGGACTCGGAAGATTTCTACAGAAGTTATACTTACAGAATAAAATTTGTTAAAGAGGATACACAATGAGCGCAGTACCTATATTTCCAGCTGGAATGATAAAACAATACGATAGTCCAATACCATTTATTGATACTATTGATTTGGATAAATTTTCATATGAAACATACAAGGGTTCAAAGAAACTAAGAACTCAAAAACATTTAAATATATTACTTGATCCAGCAATGAAGGATATTGCAACATGGATTAAAATGCAAGCCAAAGATTATCTAGACAACGAACTTGGTTTGGAGTATGAGGAGTTTTTCTTTTCAGAGAGTTGGATAAATGTTAGTGGTATGGGTGGTGAACAAGGAATACACAATCACTCTAACTCAATCATTAGTGGAACATATTATTTAAAGTCAGAGGACGGACACCCACCACTTGAATTTCATAGGTCAAAGTATGATGGTGTGCCATTTATATCTCTCACCGAACACTACAAGCAGGGAAACCCAAACACAGCTTCTAAGTTGGCCTTTCCTTGCACACAAGATTCTATGATTGTCTTTCAATCTCAATTATATCATGGTCATGTACCAAATGATCTTGATAAAGAGAGAGTTGGACTTTCTTGGAATGCTCTTGTCAATTTTAGACAAGATGACAAAAGTATATATAGAGTAAGATTTGTTCAAGAAGATACTTGACATTTCTGATAAAACTGTATATAATACTATATTAACATACGAAACATACATTCACATAAGGAGAAAAATATGTCGTTAAGTACATTAAAGAAATCTAATTCTTTGGAAAAACTGCTTGGAGCAGTTAAAGAAGAAAATGCACCCCTAGAGAAGAAGTCCTACAAGGATGAACGAATCTGGAAACCTGTGATGGATAAGACAGGTAATGGTTATGCCGTTATCCGTTTCCTTCCAGCAGTTGATGGTGAAGATATGCCATGGGCAAAGGTCTGGAATCACGCATTTCAAGGCCCAACTGGTCAATGGTTTATTGAGAACTCTCTCACTACACTTGGAGAAAAAGACCCTGTATCAGAATTGAATTCATCTTTTTGGAATTCTGGTGTAGAGTCTGATAAAGAGATTGCTCGTAGGCAGAAACGTAAGTTGCAATACTTTTCTAATATTTACGTTGTCAAGGATAGCGCAAACCCTGAGAATGAAGGTAAGGTATTCCTTTATCGCTTTGGTAAGAAAATCTTTGACAAGATTATGGAAACTATGCAACCTGCATTTGAAGATGAAAGTCCTATAAATCCTTTTGACTTCTGGCAAGGTGCAAACTTCAAGTTGAAACTTCGTAAGGTAGACGGTTACTGGAACTATGACAAATCAGAGTTTGAAGCACCATCACCATTGTTTGACAATGATGACAAAATTGAAGAGGTATGGAAGAAGGAACATGCTCTTTCAGAGTTTACTTCTCCATCAAACTTCAAGTCATATGATGAGTTGAAAACTCGTTTGGATATGGTTCTTGCTGGAACTACTAAGGTAGGAAGTGCAGCTGAGATTATGGAATCTGCTCCCGTAGCATCTCCATCTGTTGATACTACTCCAGTTGCAGCTCCGTCTGTAACACAAGATGATGAAAGTGATACTATGGATTATTTTCAGAAACTTGCAAACGAATAGTAGAGATACTATGAACGACCCTCTACTGAGAAATCAGTAGGGGGTTTTTGTTTTAGAATGCATAGTTTAATGTTTTAATTAATGGGTTGGGGTGTTGCAAGCTTGTACTGGTAAAGGTTGCACTAGAACTTGAATTACTGTTAACAACATTTGTAGATTTTGCATCAACCACTACTGGAGATCCACCACCACCAGATCGTTCTACTCCTGCCTTATTTACTTGATTAGCTCT